CTCATGTTTGAAACCAAACTTTGAGAGAAACTGGCGAGCGGGACGCAACTTCTTTGGCGTCAGGCTGGTGATTCTCGCCGCTCCAAGCTGATAGAACGGATAACGCAAGATACCGCTGACAAGCCGAGGCGTCAACCAGTTCGCCCGTGCAGAGGCAAAACTGACCTCGATGTTGCGGTATTGAGGCTGATATTGATTAAACACGACACCACCAATGAGATTGTCATGCTTATCAACCACCCCGATAGCCTCGCATGGCCCCCAATCCAAACCATGCCCGATTTGATCCGCTACCCATTGAGCGACCAAAGGCGAGAACGGGCCGGAAACTAGCCTCAAAGCTGCCCGCCCGTTTGGTTTTCGTATTTCAGATTGAACGCAATAATCTCACAAGGCGCGTTTGTGTTTCGGGCCGCTTGCATCGCAATAATGCCGTCAGCCTCATAGGCAAGCGACGTATCGTCATCGACGCCAAGGTCAATGTAGAGCGTAGCGTTAGGCGCAACACGCATCCGCACCGCACCGCAATAACCGATGCCGGTTACGCTGGTCCAGCTATCGCGCGTCTCCACGCTGTTAGCCCATTTGGCCACGTCCCATAAGCCCGTATCCCATCGCCCGCCTGTGGTCGTGATAGTGGTCGGGACAGCCGTAGGGATTTTCTCTTTGAAGTCCGTGACAATCTCGACTGCCGGTGCCAGGTCCGCACCGATACGCAGAACCGGCTGAAGCATCTCAAACTTTTTCAGGCTGCCGCGCGATCCGAAATAGTTGAATGCCGTCTTAATGTCCCCGACAATCCCGGTTGTATTGTCCGCATATCCGGTGTCCCAGAGACAGACCGAATCAGCCGCGCCAAAATACATTTGATCGTTAGCCACGGCCCAGCAGAACGCATTGATGCCCGTAAACCGACACCATGCGCCGGTCTGGACGTTCTGCACGTATTGCTCCGACCGGGTTAGATCGGCAGTCGGGACGTTGAAAATCGCCAGCGTTCCCCTTGGATACAGCGCCCCTTCCCATCCAAAGTTGCCGCGATAACGGTTCGTCGCCTGTTGAAAAGCGTTCTGGATTTTCTGCGTCAGCGCCACAAGGTTCTCTTGAGCGCGGTCCAGCTTCAGGGCCTGCGAAAGAGGCACCACGCCGTCAGTCGTCAGCACCACTAGGTCGGAACCATACTTGATAAGCGACCGGCGCGAGAGCGGCAGGCCGAGGTCATAGACACCGACCAGCGCCCAGTTAGCCGCATCCGAAGGGTCAAGGCCCTGATACACGGCCACCTGACCCTGCGTCGTCACCCAGACCGCTAGATCATCGGCACCGGAACCACCGTCCAGCGTCCAAGTGGCTTGACAGAGGATAGACCCGCCCTTGTCAAAAATCGGGCCAAGGTCGAGAAGGTTAGCCTCTCCCTGAATAGCAAACGGCTCAAGAAACCACGTCCGCAGGCTGTTTTCCTGCACAAAGAACAGCCGCCCCTTATGATCCATCACGTCGATCAGGGTGCGAGGGTCGAGGGTAATCACCCCGGCTGACCCTGTGATGACCGTCGAGGCAAACGCGGACCCGTCGTAATAAATCGGATCAACCGAACCATTCGCTGCGATTAGAAACGTTCCCGCGTCATTGGCGAAGTTGATCCATTGCCAGCGAGCGTTACCAGCGCCAGAGAACACCTCGACCGGCGCATCATTCTGGTTGCTCACGTCAAAGAGCGAGCCGCCCGACGCTGCAAAAATGTCATCCGCAGCCGATGCCGTGCCGCCGCGCCAGACCAGGATTGATTCAGTCGGCAGGGGCAAGCCCTCTTGCCAAGGAACATAACCTTTACGCAGTTCGACGTAACCAGCGCGGGGAATGAAGTTGTCGAGGATGACCGCGTTTTCCGCAGGCATATTGGCCAACGGGGACTGTGCATCCCATCCACCAACAGGAGCGGGAACGGCGCGTCCGATAGACACCCGCTGTTGAGACACCGCCCGCAACGGCTGGCGACCATATCGCTGTGCGGCTTGTCTCATAGCGCGACCCATGCTCCTGAACGGTTCTGATAGCCCTGCGAGCCAATATAAAACAACCGACCATCGGGGCTGTCCGCAACATCCGGCAAGGTGGAGCCATAGCCCGGCCCATACACCGAAAGCAGCGCGTTAATTTTCTTACGCTGCGTCTCTTGGTTTTTGGTGTCAGCGATGGACAGGAACAGGATCATGAGGGCCAAGAGCCTTCCTGAATGTTCGTGGCCCAGCCGTAATAAGCGCCACCCGCCGTGTCGATTACGCCGTTCCCACCGTCACGGGCCATGCGTTGATTGCGCTCGCCCTGATAGGTGCGGAAGTCCTCCGCATAATCCAGACCCTTGGACTTGAGAAAGCGCCAGCGGAGGCCAAGCGGAAACAATTTGTCGTCAAGATAGGTTTCATCCGTATCGGCCAGAAACTCCGCCTGCGGAACGCCAGCGTCTGACTTTGCCCAATACTTCGTGATGTATTCGTATGCGATTTCCTGACCAGCCGGAGGCGTCGGGGTCACAAGGAACTGCCCGTCACGCTCCACAAACGCCAGAAACACGCGGTTGAGTTGGGGCTGCGCCTGAATGGCCTGCCACTCTTGCGGAGTGATAGGCCCGTAAATCATCCGCATGGTCGTGCGGTTGAAGAACGAGTTCGCAATGAAATGGTCAAAGTCAGACGGGACGGCGCTAGACTGGACTGCGCTTGCCACCGTGTCGAACAGGTGCTGCTTACGCATAACCTGCCAATCGTACGTCCCGGCTAGTTCGTCGCCTTCCTCATTGGCCAGCGCGTATAATTGCTGGACCTGAGTGTCAGTCGAGTTGACGACTTCCGTAGGAACGGGGATCGAAAGCAGACGGCAGGCCCGCTGGACGATGGAAAGCAGATTGGCCACGGCTTAGACCTTTTTGGGGCGTCCGCGCTTTGCGAGCGGAGGGGTTTCGGTAACAGAACCGCCGGGACCATCCACCCCGTCGTGATCGAAAGCCTCAACCGGCGCATAGTTGAAGGCTTCTTTCAGGTACATATCATATTCCGCGCCGTGCGCCCTCTTGTCCGCTTCGGTCGCAACACGGGGGCCAATAACCGACGATGAATCCGCCTGAAAACGGAACATGAGGAACTTGCCGTCCTTAAAGAACGTCGCGCCGGGCTTATACATCACGTCTCTTTCCAGACCGCTCATGCTGGTTCCTTCTCTGTTTTGGCCTCAAGTGCGAGGGCCAGTTTTTCCTCAAGCTCACGGATGCGCTGGGTCAGTTCCGCAAGCGGCTTCTCAGCCTCGGTCTGCTCAATAAACCGCTGCGCCTTAGCGCGAAGGGCTTGACCACCCATCGGGACACACTTGGCAAGCTGGGCATCAGACAGGCCCGCCAGAGCCTCTACGGTGCGGATATGGACGCTGTTAAGCTCAATGACCTGACTGCGGCCCACGCCTGCCCATTCCTCTAGCGGTGTTCCGCTTTCTGGGGCTTCCATGTTGGCCTTAAACGCAGCGTATTTAATGGGCCAGCGGTCGCGGTGTTCGTCCTTCACGGCCACGTCAACGATGTTCTTGTTATCGCCCGGCACGATCAGTTCCACATACTCAACGTCAGCCCAGACCTCGCGGCCTTCTTTTTCGGACAGAAAGTTGTTCCGAACCGGCTTGATATGGAAACGCGGGATAATCCGGTCCCGTCCGTCTGGCGCTACATAATCCATCTATGTCCTCCGATACACAGTGTCATTTCCAATCCGCATCACGCGACAATAACCGGGCAGAGCGGCTTTTGGGCCAAGTCCCTTTTCTTCAAGGACTATGATAGGCGAAAACTTCTCGATTGTCGCTAGTGCGCCCATAATGGCGTCAGCCTCGGCCCCTTCAATGTCCAGCCAGATTAAATCGCACTGGTCGAGGTTTAGACTGTCTATGGTTTGCACGGGAACAACCGTTCCCGGCAGCGTCTTGTGTGAACCACAGTTGTCCGTGTCGATCCGATGCACACCGCACCAACCAGGCTCCGACCCTAGCGCCCCAAAATACACACGGGCTTGGTCATGAGCGACGTTCTTGTGCAGGCATTCAAAATTGTCTTCGTCCGGCTCAAACGTAATGATTTCACCAAACACCTTTGACAGCGCCAGCGGATACACCCCGACATTGCCACCAGCTTGAACACAAACCCGCTTTTCCGTCACCAACGGCAGAACGAGAGGCATGGCGGCGGCACATTCGTCCATCACTACGGCACGGCATCGAACGTCAAAA